GATTGTTGCGGGTGATCGGGTCTTAGTTAAAGACCAATCTACTGCCTCACAGAATGGTATTTACTTGTGTGCCACAGGTTCATGGACACGCACAACTGATGCTGACACTTACGCTGAGTTGGTAGCGGCTTTTACCTTTGTTGAAAAAGGTACTGAAAACGCTGACTCAGGCTTTATTTGCACAATAGATGCAGGTGGGACATTGGGAAGCACATCTATTACTTGGGCGCAGTTCTCAGGTGCGGGTCAGATTACCGCAGGTGATGGTCTTACAAAGACAGGTAACACTCTTAATGTAGGAACTGCATCATCTAGCCGTATTGTTGTCAATTCGGACAACATTGATTTGGCATCTTCTGGTGTAACGCCAGGCACTTACCAATCTGTAACTTTTGATGCTTATGGTCGTGCAACGGCAGGAACAAATCCTACGACTATTGCTGGCTATAACATCACAAATGCTTATACCAAAACTGAAATAGATTCGATATTTGGTTCGACTACTGCTGCGGCTACATCTGCATCTAATGCGGCTACAAGTGCTTCCAATGCTTCAACTAGTGCTTCTAACGCTTCTACAAGTGCAAGCAATGCGGCTACAAGTGAAACCAATGCAGCAGCTTCATACGATGCTTTTGATGACCGATATTTAGGTTCTAAGTCTACTGCCCCTACTGTTGACAACGATGGCAATGCCTTATTGACAGGTGCTTTGTATTGGAACAACTCAGTAAACACTCTTTATGTTTGGACAGGATCGGCTTGGTCACAAGCGGCATTTACCGCAGGTGGTTTCTTAGTTAACACTAACAACCTATCTGACGTATCCAATACTTCTACTGCTCGTACCAACTTAGGTTTGGCAATCGGAACTAATGTCCAAGCCTATAACGCTAACACGGCAGTTACAAACTCTGCACAAACCTTTACTGCTACTCAGACTTTCTCAGGTTCATCATCAGCTACAGCCATTGTCTTAAACGATGCAGCAGAGGTAGCTACAGTATCAGCAACAGCAGCTACAGGCACGATTAACTACGACATTACTACTCAGTCTGTTCTGTATTACACAAGTAATGCAAGTGCTAACTGGACAGTAAACTTCAGAGGCTCTAGCGGTACTTCACTGGATACTTTGATGACTACAGGTCAATCAATGACTGTGGCTTTCTTGGTCACTCAAGGCTCTACTGCTTACTACAACTCTGCTGTGCAAGTTGATGGCACTACATCAGGTGTTACGACACGTTGGCTAGGTGGTGCGCCTACTGCGGGAAATGCTAGTGGAATAGATAGCTACAGATTTCTTTTACTGAAAACTGGAAGTGCAACCTTTACAATTCTTGCTTCAGTAACACAGTTCAAGGCTTAAAAATGTGTATCTGCAAAAGATGTAATATTGACAAACCTTTGGATGAATTCCAAATGGACAAGCGTAGAAATAAACACTACGGCACTTGTCGGGTTTGTCGTGTCAAAGCGCAGAACGATAGAAGACTTGCAAATATTGACGAAAGCAGAAAGAAAACTCGTGAGTATTTGCGTGAGTGGAGGGCTAAAAATCCTGAGAAACAAGCCGCTATCTGCAAGAAATATGATGAGAAAAACAGGGATAAGCGTAGTGCTTATGCCAAACAATATCGCAAAGACAATCCAGAAAAAGTGCAAGAACAGACAAAAGCATGGGCTAAAGCCAATCCTGAGAAAATTAAAGCGTATTCAGTAAAAGCTGGCAGGGCTTGGCATGAGCGTAATCCTGAGTATCTCAAGCAACACTACAAAGCCAACAAAGAACGATACATAGCGGCTAGTGCAAGGCGTAGAGCATCTCAAGAGTCAGCTACACCAACTTGGTTAACAGCCATTGATAAAGCTATGATTCAAGAGATGTACGATGTTTCTGAAGCAAGATATATCCAAACTGGCATAAAACACCATGTTGACCACATTGTCCCAATTAACGGCAAAGGCGTAGCTGGTATGCACGTTCCTTGGAATTTACAAGTTATAACTGCTCACGAAAATCTGAGCAAAGGTTGGAGGTTTTAATGCCATTACAAGCAACTTCTGGTGCTGCTAGTTACGATGCCTTTGGTGGTGGTGTTCCTGTTGTTCCTCAATATATAGAAGAAGTTTTCCAAACTTGGCTTTATGCAGGCAACGGCTCTACACAGACCATAACCAATGGCATTGATTTGTCTGGTAAAGGTGGAATGGTTTGGTTGAAATCTCGTTCTTTATCTGCTGTTCACACGCTTGTGGATACTGCAAGGGGTGCTGGAAAGACGCTGTTTTCAGATTTAACTAATGCACAAGCAACAAACAATGCAGTAAGTGCTTTCAATGCTAACGGCTTTACAATGGGGGATTACAACAATTCCTCTGGCGATACTTTTGCCTCATGGACATTCCGCAAAGCTCCAAAGTTCTTTGATGTTGTGACTTATACGGGCAATGGTACTGATAATCGTGACATACCACATTCACTAGGTTCAACCCCAGGTTGTATTATGGTGAAGTGTACAAACGTATCGCGCGGTTGGCGTGTATGGCATAGGTCATTAACTGCTGGAAACAACTTAGAATTAAATGCTACTGATGGTCAATTTGCTGATACATCCATAAAAAGCGCCACAAGCACTACTTTTAGAGTTGACGGAGGCACTAGTAGTAACGCTAATGGTGACTCATATGTCGCTTACATTTATGCCCACAACGCAGGAGGCTTTGGCCTAACTGGTACAGACAATGTGATTTCGTGTGGGTCTTATACAGGTAATGGTTCTTCAACTGGGCCTGTAATTGACCTTGGATATGAACCACAATGGTTGTTGATTAAAGAAGCTACACAAAGTGGTAACGCATGGAGTTTATTTGACAATATGAGGGGGCTATCTGTTTCTGGCCCAAGTGGTCATTTAAGACCAAATACATCTGATGCAGAAGATACTACATCTGTTGATGTTCGCCCAACGGCAACAGGGTTTCAACCAATTAGTTCATCAGGGCGAGTTAATAGAAGTGGTGAAACATTCATCTACATAGCCATTCGCAGAGGCCCGATGAAAGTGCCTACGGATGCGACTAAGGTGTTTCAAGCAATTACGGATACTGGCGATACTGTGGAAACATCAACTGCAACATTCCCATTGGATATGCAGTTCAACACTTTTTATGACCAAAGCAATGCTACTTACAACAATCAAATAAATGACAGATTGCGTGGCATTGGTTTTTCTCCATCGTTTACCACAACTCCACATTTAACAACGGCATCAACAGCCGCTGAAACAACAGCAAGCACATACCTTGCCTTCAAAGGCAATGGTATGGATGTAACAAAAGATAATGGTTGGGGTTCATGGAAAGCAATTTTCTACAACTTCAGACGCGCCCCCAGCTTCTTTGATGAGGTTTGCTGGACTTCAAATGATACTTACCCACAAGTTTTAAATCATAATTTGACTGTTGCGCCTGAACTTATTATTCGCAAACCAAGGTCTATTTCTGATGAGTGGGTTGTGGGCTTTGATTTCCAAACATCAAGCTATAAAAAGATGGCTTTGAACACAACCGCAGCTCAAACTTCGTATGGTTCATACTCAAGCGGTGAATTGCCTGGCAAGCCTACTGCAACACAGTTTACAGACCAAGGTTCAGCATCAGGAAGAACTTTTGTTGCCTACCTATTTGCAACGTGTGCTGGTGTTTCCAAAGTAGGCTCATACACAGGCAATGGCTCATCACAAACAATTAACTGTGGTTTTACTGGTGGGGCGAGATTCGTGCTTATTAAGAAATCAAGCGGTACTGGTGATTGGATGGTTTCAGATTCAGCACGAGGGATTGTTTCTGGAAATGATCCCTACCTTGAATTAAATAACACAAACGCAGAAGTCACAGGCGAAGATTGGCTAGACACAGACAGCACAGGATTCGTTGTTAACGAGGTGTCTGGCTCTAATGCCAATACTAATGGCGCAACCTACATATTTTTAGCAATTGCTTGAGGTAATTAAAATGCAAATACGAACACAATCAGGGCAAGTAATGTACGAAGCAGAGTTTCGTGCATACACAAAAGCCAATGGTGGCCCATCATGGGAAACAACAACAACTGAAGTCTTAGAGGCTTTGGGTGCTGATGTAGTCTTTGAAGGCCCACAAGCAAC